ACAACTGGTACTCAAGGACTTCAGGGTACAACCGGAACTCAAGGACTTCAGGGCACAACAGGACTTCAAGGTATCCAAGGCACAACAGGTCTTCAAGGATTCCAAGGTATTCAAGGCATATTGGGTGTTCAAGGTACAACCGGACCTTCAACTCTTATCAACGCTACTGCCGTTACAGTTAACGATACTGTATTTCCAGTATTCGTAACAGATGCTGGTTCAAATCAGACAGCGCAAACATCTCCAGGTTTTACATATAATCCTTCATCTAATACATTGAGCATCAGAGGTTTTGTTGGAATTGGCACAGCATCCAGTCTGACTGACAGATTAACAATACAAGGCGATATCATTTCTTTTGGTGATAACTATAACTCTGGAGTGAAAGCACTTAAATTCCAGAGAGCTGAGAATAAGGCAGCAATTTGGAGTGTGCCATTAGGATCATATGGTCAAGCCGACTTGCGCTTTACTACAGGTGGCATAGCAGATGCAACATCCAAAACTGAAGCCAACGCTACTGTAAGAATCGCACCTGCTGGTGGTGTTGCAATTGGTAATGCTTATCTTGCACAAAATCCAAACGATGGTACATTATTAGTATCATCAAATGTTGGTATTGGTATTGCTGCAGCAACGTCCAATCTCCATGTAATCGGTACAGCAAATGTAACGTCAAGCATGAGTATTGGTGGTGTTGCCGCCAACTCAACTAGCGTACTATCTGTTTCTGGTTCAACTGTTATTAGCAACAACGTACCAAACCAAACAGTTTCGTTGCTAAAACTTCAGAACAATGAAAACTCAGCAACTCCAGGCGCTGCTCTTGATTTTCAATACATTAATACAAACTCAGGTGGTCGTCTTGCTATTACATACAATAGCGGTTATGGTCATTTTGGTCTTTGGTCAAAGAACTGGGGTGGAACATTACAGGCTCGATATCTGATTGGTAACATTGGTGGCGGTAATCAGGGTCATCATTTCTGGTATAAAGATGACGCCAATGTCGCTATGACAATGACTGCTAACGGCGATGTTGGTATTGGTAGTATTACTCCAACAGCAAAGTTCTCGATTGCTAATGGTACAACAGCAACATCAACACATATTTACGGTACATATACAGACGCATCAAACTATGAACGAATCAATGTAACAGCAAATTCTTCTGGTCATTACATCATTGGTGAAGAAGGTGGTACTGGATCACCAAGACCATTATATCTAGGTGCTAATAATGCTATTGCAGCGACGATTGATACATCTGGTCGCGTTGGTATTGGTACAACATCTCCTGCTGCTCAATTTCATCTAACTACATCAAGCGCAAATAGCTATTCAACTCAGTTATTACGCGCAACATCAAATACAGGCGCAAGAATAGCAACCATTACAGGCGATGGTCGTTTCTTTGTTGGTTCTGATAACGGTTATAATGTTGTTTTCTCTGTAGATAACAAGGGTGAGAAAAAAGATTCTTCCTACACGATGTTGATTCGTGATGCAAACAACATGCTCATGTCATCAACAGGATTTGTCACAGACGCACCTAATTTTACTTTTGGCGCTAATAATTTTGGTGGAGCTATTGAACTTGTAAGTCCTGCTGGAAATGGTATGCTCAGAAACAATAGAGCCAATACTACAATAGGACAAGGATCACAGGCAGGAACACCAGATAAAACCCTTAGAGTTTGGACAACAGTAGCTAATAATGCCACCGCTCTCAGAGTTAGACAGAGTGATTGGCAAGGAAGTCAAGAATCTTTCGGTGTATATGCAAATAATGATACAACACCAATACTTGTTGTAGCTAATACTAACGTAGGTATCGGCACATCATCCCCTATCTACAAACTTGATGTTGTTGGTACGATCAATGCAGCAAACGTTTTAATTAACGGTAATGCAATATCTACTATTCAAGGCACTCAAGGTACACAGGGCCGTCAAGGTACAACTGGATCACAGGGTACTGTAGGTAGTCAGGGTACCATAGGGTCACAAGGTACAATAGGTACTTCTGTTCAAGGTACAACAGGTACTCAAGGTACAATAGGTACTTCTGTTCAAGGTACAACAGGTACTCAAGGTACAATAGGTACTTCTATTCAAGGCACAACAGGCACTTCTGTTCAAGGATCAACTGGATCACAAGGTATTCAAGGTCGTCAAGGTGTCCAAGGTACAAATGGATCACAAGGATCAACAGGCGCTTCTGTTCAAGGCACAACTGGCACTTCTGTTCAAGGATCAACTGGATCACAAGGTATAACTGGATCACAAGGTATACAGGGAATTATTGGTGCTGGTACTCAAGGTACGACTGGTACTCAAGGTGTTCAAGGTACTCAGGGAATAATTGGTATTGGTACTCAGGGTGCTACCGGTTCAAGTTCAGCCGCAGGTTCTAATACATATGTACAGTTTAATGATGCTGGAACTCTCAACGGAACAGCAGACTTTGTTTTCAATAAATTCAGCAAGCGTGTTGGTATTGGTGTATTATCTCCGTCATATGAACTTCATGTGAGTGGTGCAATTTATGCAACTGGAGATATCATAGCACTTTCTGACGCTTCAGAAAAAGAAAATATCACTACAATTAAAAACGCTCTTCATTTAGTAAGCAGAATGAGAGGTGTGAATTATGTTCGTAAAGATACTGGAGAATCTAAAGTTGGTGTTATAGCTCAGGAAATGAAAGAAGTTCTTCCTCAAGTTGTTAGTGATTTTGAAGGTTCTATAGGTGTAACTTATGGTAACATTGTGGGTGTTTTAATAGAAGCCATAAAAGAACAACAAAAACAATTGGATGAATTGAAGAATAACATTGACAACTCAACATAATAATGTTATAAATATACTGTCTTGCCTAACAATGGAAGACATAACCACTCGCTAAACAGGAGTATTATAATGAGTGATATTTTTAAGGGCTTTACTGACCCATTCTCTCTTCCCAAGCAATTCAATACGACAGTAGGATTCGATGAAATCCTCAAGCGTGTTGCCGCTGCTACAGAGAACTTTCCTAAGATTCCTACTTATCCACCATACAACATTCGCAAGGTCGATGATAACAAGTATGTCATCGAGATTGCTGTTGCTGGTTTTGGCCAACAAGACCTAGAAATTGAATTGAAGGAAGGTGTTCTTTCAGTTAAGGGTAGTGTAGAATCTAAAGATGCCACAGACTATCTATTCAAGGGTATTGCAGATCGCGCATTCAATCGTCAGTTCACACTAGCTGAAACTGTAGAAGTGAAGAATGCTGATCTCATCAACGGTATGCTTAAGATTTGGCTTGAGCGTTTCATTCCTGAAGAAAAGAAGCCTAAGAAGGTACCTATCAATGAGCCTAGCACTGAAAAGACTAGCTCAACAAAGCAGTTCTTATCAGAGACGTATGAAAAGTAATGGCTGATCTTGGTCCACTCCACAAGGCAACTCGCGATCTTCATCATTCAATAGAACAGACTCCTTTTGGTCTTTCTATGGCATCAGGCGATATTGACCCTGTAGAGTGGACCATTTGGCTCAGATCATTATTAGATATTCATACTGTGATTGATAACTGGGCACCCGATGCTTTGAAGCGTTCTAATGAAGTCAAGAACGACCTACTTGTAATGTATGATAGAGGTTATTCTGCTGATTCTATCGAGGATGTAAAACTCTACGTTGACAACATCAAGACTGATGAACAAGCATTGGGTGCCATTTACGTACTAGGTGGTGCGCACGTTATGGGTGGTGCAATCATTCAGAAACAGATCAACGGCAAATTGCCATGTTCACATCTTACATATCCTGATCAGACAAGACGAGACGCTGTTGCTGCTGTCAAGTCTCTGAGGGATAGAGATGAACTATCCGAAGATGCGCGCGACTGTTTCAAGATGCTTATATTGATCGCAAACCATATTGAACACAGAGAAAGGTAAATAACATCATATGCTCGTCAGACTTATCAATGATGTGGTATCTCTATTGGACAGAAGACATAGAGAGAATAAAATCCGAAACGAACTTGAAGCACTTACAGACGACGAATTGTCAGATATCGGACTCAACCGAGGAGATATCTACAGCGTTGCAAAACAAGCTGTCTGCCAACAATAACACAAGAGGGTCTTGACGACCCTCTTTCTTTGATATATAATAGGTGAATGATGTGGAGATTATGGGCTAAATCTCTTGGGGAAAAAAGTGGTAGTTCTGATAATGAGGCTGACAAAGTTGCAGTCGTTAGAACGATTATAATACTCTTCTATATACTAACGAATATCTTTATTATTGCAGGCGTTATTCGTCATTGGTGAGGTGAAATGAAAGTTATCGTTGCAGGTTCTAGATCATTAATTAAAATTTCTACTATTAGCGAAGCAGTTGAAAAGAGTGGTTTCGATATCTCTGAGATTGTTTCTGGTTGTGCTGTTGGCGCCGATAGTCTCGGTGAGTACTATGCACTTCAAAACAACATTCCCGTAAAAAAGTTTCCCGCCCCTTGGGATCAATATGGTAAAGCTGCTGGTGCTATTCGCAATTGTAAGATGGCGGAGTATGCTGATGCTGCTGTCATTGTTTGGGATGGCACATCTAGGGGCAGCAAGCACATGATTAATCAAATGAGCTTGCTTCGAAAGCCATACTACGTTCATGTATTTGTAACTGATGATTTTATGAAGGATGAAGAATGAACTATAATTTTATTGATGGTCCTGTGAAACCTAAAACTGTTACGGTAATCACACCTACAACTGGATCAGTAAAACTTGAAGACGCTGTTGAGAGTGTTAAAAATCAAACATACGAACACGTTCAACATCTTATCATCGTAGATGGTCCGAAAGCAGCAGATAACCTAGCTGAGAATATTCCTATGAGACCTTCTGCTAATCTTAATCTTTCTAGCTATGTCTTGCATGAGAACACTGGTGCAAATGGATTTTATGGTCATCGTATCTATGCGGCTTTTCCTCATCTCATCAACTCAGACTACATCTTCTTTCTTGATGAAGATAATTGGTACGAACCTAATCATGTTGAAACTCTAGTGAAAACTCTTGAAGAGGGAAATGATTTTGCATACTCTCTTCGCAAGATTTATGATCCAGAAAAAAATTACTTATGCGAAGATAACTGTGAAAGCTTAGGTAAGTGGCCTATATATTTCACTCATGAAAAACCAGAATATCTGATCGACACATCGTCATTTGCTTTTCGTCGAGAGTTTCTAATTAGAGTATGTCAATTCTGGCATCATGGTTGGGGAGGTGATCGTCACTTTTTCTACAACGTTAAAGACTTCGCTAAGTATGATACAAGTGGTAAACACACATTATGTTATCGTCTAGATGGTAATCCAAAATCTGTAAACGAAGAGTTTTTCATCAGGGGTAATGAGAGTCAACGTATTCATTATGAAGGTATTTTTCCATGGATGAAATAAATGATTTTATCAATTTTTGTAGTAAAACAAATTTTATAGGACAAAATAGACAAGATGCTTGGGTTCTATATGAAACTCAAGATAAGAGAGCTGGATACTTTGTTGACTTTGGTGCAACAGATGGTAGAACAATAAACAACACATATATTCTTGAGAAGGAATATGGATGGAAAGGCATTGTAGCTGAACCATGCACTGTGTGGAAAAACGATCTTCTCAAGAATAGGTCGTGTAATGTATCGCTAGATTGTGTCTGGATTAAATCTGGTGAGACACTAGAGTTTCTTCTAACAGATGCGCCTGACCTATCTACAGTAAAAGGTTTTGGCACAAACGATGAACATGCATCGAAAAGAGTTACCAATAATGTAATCAAGGTCAATACGATTTCTCTGCTTGATATGTTAGACAAGTACGAATCACCATCACACATTGATTATCTTTCTATTGATACTGAAGGTACTGAATACGGCATATTGAACGTGTTCTTTCGTGAGAATAAAAAGTATAACATTCAATACATCACAGTAGAACATAACTATATACAATCATATAGAGATCAGATATATGATTTGCTCACTTCATATGGATATGAACGTAAGTTTGTTGAACTATCTGCATGTGATGATTTTTACGCGAGGAAAATATAATGAAAGATTTGATTATAGGTGGAGCCAGTAACTATACATGGGATCAGTTGAAGTATTGGGTTAACTCAATACGAAAGAGTGGATTTCAAGGTGATGTTGCAATAGTAGGAACAAACCTTAAAGCTGAGACTATTAAAAAATTATCTGGCGAAGGCGTTCTTTTATCATTGTATGGTAAGCAGAACGCAAATGGTGACATAGAAACTCCCAATAATAATGCACCTCATGTTGAAAGATTTTTCTATTTGTGGAACTATCTTGAAAATATGAAAGAACAATATTCACACGTTATAACCACTGATACAAGAGATGTTGTGTTTCAGTCGAATCCATCAGATTGGTTGTTAGATAATCTAGTTTCACATTTTATAGTTGCTTCTTCAGAAGGAATGAGATATCGGAATGAACCATGGGGAAATAAAAATCTCTACGATTCGTTTGGACCCTTCTTCCATGAAAAGATCAAGAATAATTTCATATTCAATGTGGGTACTATTGCAGGTGAAACAAGTTCAGTTAAAGGACTATTGTCTTTCATATTTCATCTGAGCGTCAATCGTCCTATTCCTATTGTTGATCAGGCTGTGTATAACTTCATTCTTAATCAATCGCCATTTAAAGAAGATACACTTTTCACAAACAACAGCGACGATTGGGCCATTCAGTTGGGCACTACACTCGGTGCGGTTCAGTCTGGTAAAGGTGATTTAGGTTTGATGTATCAGAACAACCCTGGCAACTATGCAGCAATTTATGAAGACAACCAACCAAAGATTAAAGATGGCGTTGTGACAACTGATGATGGTAGACCATATTGCATCGTTCATCAATATGATCGCGTAAATGGACTGAAAGATATTATGGAGAAGAAATATGGATCCTGAATTGTTTGATATAGAACATCTAAAGACATTTGGAATGTGGCCAAATACAAATCTAATATCTTTCTCAATCGGCAACTATACAAAAAGAATGAGAGAAGATAAGCTTGCAATGCTTATCGTTAATGATCTGAAAGGTGAAAACGCATATAACTTTTTAGAGAATAACAATAAGATTATCAAAATTAATATTGTCAACAAATATGATGATACTACTGAACAGTACAAAAGAATGTTTGATGACAACACAAAATCTTTTAAAGGCAAAATAGATTTTGGTATATCCAAAGATAAGAGAAGGGATATTGTTTGTATTGAAAAATCTTCTTGCACAGAAGAGAATCTTGAGTTATACTACAAGAATGTTAAGTCTGGTGGAATATTTTGTGGAAATGGACATGAATCACAGAGTGTTAAGTCTGCATTAAAGAACTTCAGACATAAGATTAAAATTGGAACACCAATCCAAGTTTGCTATACAACAACTTGGTTTTGGTATGTGAGGTAAAAAAATATGAAAACTGCACTTGTTTTAGGAGCTGGTGGTTTCATCGGCAATCATATGGTAAACAGATTGAAGTCTGAAGGATACTGGGTTAGAGGTGTTGATCTTAAATATCCTGAATACGCAAAGTCTAGCGCAGATCATTTTGTCATTCGCGACCTTCGTAATCATCAAGATGTTTATGAAGTGGTTGGATGGGCAGGCGCTAATAGAAATCCATATCAAACATTTGCAAAACAGTTTGATATAACATTTGATGAAATCTACCAGTTTGCAGCAGATATGGGTGGTGCTGGTTATATTTTTACTGGTGATCATGATGCAGATGTTATGCACAACTCAGCAACAATCAATCTAAATGTTCTAGATTCTGTTCGACAAAAAAATATGGAGTTTGGTGTGAATAGAACTAAAGTTTTCTATTCATCTTCTGCTTGTATGTATCCAGAACATAATCAACTTGATCCAGATAATCCTAACTGTTCAGAAGATAGTGCATATCCTGCTAACCCAGATAGTGAATATGGTTGGGAGAAACTGTTCAGTGAAAGACTTTATCTTGCCTATAATCGCAACTACTCTATTCCTGTACGCATTGCTAGATTCCATAATATCTATGGTCCACTAGGCACATGGCAAGGTGGTAAAGAAAAGGCACCTGCTGCTATATGTCGTAAAGTTGTTCAGAGTGTAGACGATTGGATCGATGTTTGGGGTGACGGAAAGCAGACAAGATCATTTCTTTACATTGATGATTGTATTGATGCCGTACGCCTGATGATGGAATCAGACTTCGTGGGCCCAGTTAACATTGGTTCTGAAGAGATGGTAACAATCAATGAACTCGTTTCTATCACAAGCAATATTGCTGCAAAGTTAATCAAGATTAATCACATAGAAGGTCCAACTGGTGTTCGCGGCCGCAATTCAGATAATAGACTGATTGAAGAAAAGCTTGGTTGGAAGCCAAAGTATAATCTACATAAAGGAATATCAAAAACATATGCATGGATTGAAGAAGAAGTTGTAAAAATGGAATCATTAGTATGATATATGATGATCACGTACATTTAGTTGACAAGACAGTGAGTACATATTATGATAGTGGTATATTCAAAAATGGTATAACATTTAAAGATTATGGTTTAACACAGATCATGACACAGAAGTTAGAAAAAGTCAGTGATGCTATGATTATGTGTTGGAATCTAGATCATAAGCCTATGTTTGAAAAGTATTGTACAGGTAGAAAAGTTGCTGTTCAAGCAGGAGGATTTATTGGAATCTATCCTAAACTTCTGAGTCATATGTTTGATGAGGTATATACTTTTGAGCCTGATCCCTTAAACTTCCATTGTCTTGTCAACAACTGCCAATCACCGAATATTCATAAGTTCAACTCAGTTCTTGGAGCTGAACATCAACTTGTAAATGTAGGCGGCGGATTAGATGTCAATCCAGGTATGTTTAAAGTTTTAGGTTCTGACAATAGGTCAAACGTTCCTACACTTAGAATTGATGATTTACGACTAAACGCATGTGATTTGATTCAGCTTGATATTGAAGGATATGAAGTGAACGCTCTAACTGGTGCCAGTGAGACAATTGAAAGATTCAAACCCATCATCTGCTGTGAGGTTCATCTTTCATCAGAACATTCTTCTAGAATTTTAGAATGTTTATCAAAGTGGAACTATAAAGAAGTCGAGGTGTTATCATACGCTGGTGATAGACTTTATCGAGCGGTATAAAAGAGGTTATCATGAATATTTTGAAAATAGGATTCACTGATACATTCGGTGGTATTGAAAATTTCTTCACTAAGATTTTAAGCGAACGTTATCAGATCATCCGTGATGATGTTAATCCAGACTATCTTATTTTTGGTGATAGAAATTTTGGAAGTAATAACATCTCGTATGATGCAAAAAACTGCATAAAGATATTTTATACGGGTGAGAATGCTCGTCCTTGGGAGTATAGATGTCATTTTTCTATATCTTTTGATCATCATGAAATGGATGGTAAAAATTATAGACTACCACTATATGTGATTTATGATTATGATAATCATTTTCGAGATGTTCCTAATACATCAACAGTTGACAGACAACCTTATGACCTTCAAAATAAGAAGTTTTGTTCATTCATTGTAAAGAATGAAGCGTGTAACATGCGCAATAAATGGTTTCACAAACTCAATGAATATAAGCGTGTAGACTCTGCAGGACCTTTGTACAATAACATGGGTTATATTTTACCTCGAGGAGAAGATTCTGTTTCGGCAAAGTTAAAGTTTCTTAATTCATATAAGTTTAATCTTTGCTTCGAAAACTCATCTTATCCTGGTTACGCAACAGAAAAGTTATATGAAGCTTTATGTGCAAAGACTATACCGATCTACTGGGGAAGTCCGACCATCGAGTGTGATTTCAACACAAAGGCTTTTCTGAACTGGCATGACTATCAAGATGATGATGCATTCTTTGAAGCGATCAAAGAGATAGATCAATATCCTGATATGTATGAAGAAATGTATATGCAGCCAATGTTTGCTGATTATCAGAGAGTGAACAAGTTCTTTGATAAGAATAAATTTTTAAACTGGTTTGACAAGACCGTGTATCAGGGGATTCTCAATGGATAAAGCTCTTATTATAACTCCTACTGGTTGTCCGATGTTTTTTGACGACGCCTATGACAAAGAAAATCATTGGCGATCTAATAAATTAGGAAGATCCTATGAAGTGTGTCTCATCGGATTTAAGGAAGACTATGTTCCTGAAGCAGATTCATACGACTACTTCTTTCATTATCCTGTTCGTCATAAGTGGAAGCAGCTGCCAGACCTCTGTAATTGGCTAGCAACAAAAGGAATTTGTTGGTGGAATTATGACTACATTGGATATTGGGATGATGACTATTGTACAGACATTCAATCTGTAGAGAGAGCATTGGAAATTGCGAGACGGCATGATATGAGATTGTTTCAACAATCTTTAATTTCTTGGACAGTTTATCCTTGTCTTGAACAGAATAAGGATTGGGTATTCAGTGAGACTAATTTCACTGAGATGGGTGTTCCATTTTATCGCAGCGATATATTCAAAAAAGTCTTGACATTACATAGAGATTACGTATATAATGAATCAGAATGGGGCATTGACAAGATCATGTGTCCGTATCTAAATCATACGGCCCATGTGATACACGATGTTTCCATCAAACATATGCGTCGTGAGAGTTGGTATGATAAGACAAACGCATTCAAAGAGATGGACTATTTGATGAGAGACTGGTTCCCTAGATATCTAAAAGAGAAATATAATAGAGACTATATATACACAGATCAACAAATCACATATACTGCTGCATTAAAAAATAAGTGAGGTTATTATGAATAAAAGAGTGCTTGTTACGGGTGGTGCGGGTTTCATTGCTCATCATGTTATTGATACAATTCTTGAAAGAACAGATTGGGAAGTTGTTACTATTGACCGTCTAGATTTTTCTGGAAATCTAAATCGTCTCCATGAACTATTGTTAACAAAGGACGCTGCTACAAGAAAGCGTGTGCGCTTTGTATTTCATGATTTGAAAGCTGAGATTAATCCACTCACTTTTAATAACATTGGTGATTGTCATTATGTATTACATCTGGCAGCAGGATCACATGTTGATCGTGCAATTGAAAATCCATTGGAGTTTGTTCTAGACAATGTTGTTGGTACATGTAACATCCTGAACTATGCTCGTAAGTGTAAGAACCTAGAACGTTTTGTATATTTCTCTACAGACGAAGTTTTCGGACCTGCACCGAAGGGTATTCTCTATGATGAAAGAGCAAGATATAATTCAACTAATCCATACTCTGCAACGAAGGCTGGTGGTGAAGAACTAGCTGTTTCATTCCATAATACATACAGTCTTCCCGTTTATATCTGTCATACTATGAATGTATTCGGTCAGCGTCAACATCCTGAGAAGTATGTTCCTAAAAGCATTAAGAACATTCGCGATGGTGGGTTGATCACTGTACATGCTGATATTGTTACTGGACAACCAGGTTCTCGTTTCTATGTACATGTGACGGATGTTGCTGACGCATTGATGCACATTCTCAATCTAAACGAGAAAAGTTTAAGTGTGCCTGATTACGGTGGTGCTAAATGTCCAAAGTTTAATATTGTTGGTAATGAAGAGATTGATAATCTTGAACTCATCAACATCATTGGTAATGTCATGAAGAAAGAGGTTCAATATGAACTTGTAGACTTCAATAAGTCTCGTCCTGGTCATGATCTTAGATACTCTTTAAGTGGCGAATACATGAAGAGTTTAGGATGGACACCGCGCATTCGTCTACGTGATCGCATTGAAGAAGTTGTACACTGGACATTAGAACACAATCATTGGTTGCTTGCTTAGGAGTTTATTATGTCAGATTGTGAAGAATTGAAAAATTGTGTTGCGTGTGGTTCAAACAAACTAAAGCTTACCCTTGACTTGGGTAAGCAACCTCTTGCAAACTCATATAAACTGAAACAAGAAGATATTCAAGAAGAGTATCCTCTTGCAGTTAATCATTGTGAAGAGTGTTTTCATGTTCAGCTTACTCATGCTGTAAATCCATCTTTGATGTTCGAAGATTATCTGTATGTCAGTGGTACGACA